CACCAGTTAAGAAAAATTCCAGAACAAATTGGAATATATTCTGGCGTGAGAAGTTACAGTAATGCCTTCGATCCATCAGTTTTATGGCAACAGGTGGATGTGGGAAGATTATCCTGGCCAGAAAGTTACGTTTGATGGTCCCAACAAAATTATATATGTTAGTGAGGGAGTCGAGACATTAAATGTAAAAACAGATTTATATTCTGCATGGAAAGAGTGGAAAATTAACAGTCAGGAGACTCCACACCCAACCGCATATTTAAACGCATTTACCGCTGTTGGTGGTGACCCAATTACAGACACTCAAGATTTGGGTACTACATACTTTTTAGAAAATGAGTGGAGAATACAACCGTTTGCTAGTAAAAACTCTTACACATTAACTATCGAAGGTAATTTGTATACTAGAGAGCCTGGCGAGACGCCTTTCTTTTTTGCTGAAGGTGTTTCTGTATCTGCTGTTGGTGTTTCTATAACAGAACAGGACATTGCCAATATTGCTGCGGCAACTGCTCCCGCTGCAGCGGATGCTGTTTGGGATGAATTGCTCGATGATCACCAGATTACGGGATCTACTGGTAGGAAGTTGAAAGATAACATTAAGAAAAATCAGTACATTGCTTTGAGTTAAATGATTGATATTTATAAATAAAGGAGACACAATATGAGTGAAGTTGATTTGAAAGTTGCTATTGATGCGGCTAAAAGTGGAGATGTCTTATCTTTTAAAGATGTTATTACATCTGCTATTGAAGATAAAGTGTCGGTCGAACTAGAACTTCAAAAAATGGAGTTGGCTGGAAATTTGTTTGGTTCTAATGAAGCAGAAGCTGAAGTGGATTTAGATCTTGACGCAGAAAGCGAAAATGAGTTCGAACAAGAACCCGAGGAAACTCAGGTGGATAATTTGGATATCCCAGAGGAAGAATAAATGAAAACTTTTTTAGAATTCATTAATACAGAAGAAGCCACTATCGAAGAAGAAATTTCTTCTGTGGTAGCAGAGGAGTTGAGTCAACAAGCACTCATTTCTCTCTATGGAAGTCTTAATGAAGAAAACAAAAATAAGTTTGTAGAACGATTGCGTACAGACACAGAAAAAATGATTGAGTTTGCTCTATCTAAATACGAGGAGTAATCGAGATGCAGTCTAGAGTAAAGCTTTTAGGTGTAGAAGGTAATTTGACATCTGCCACCAATGTGAGTGCGGCAAAATTGGTTCGTGTGCATAATGTAGACGCAGGATCTTTATTGTTGACTCAAAAAAATGCGGAGGCAGCAACCATAGCGTCTGCGACTTTGACTTCAGGTGAAGTTGTTTATGTAGAAAAAAGTTCTACAGATACCCTAGAAGGTGGAGCAAATTTACTTGCTGTTGCGGTTGCATTTAGATAAAATGAAATCATTTAAATCTTTTTTAGAACAGAAGTCGCCAAATTTTGTAGCGAAACATGCATACAAAAGTAACAAATCGGTTGCTCACAAAGATAAGAAAAAAGAGCAAAAGAAAGGTTACGTAAAACATAAAGGGGAATCTCAATGAGGCTCATAACAGAATTGAACGAATCGGTCAGTTTCGTCACAGAAGAAAGAGAAGATGGAAAGAAAGAGATGTTTATTGAAGGCATCTTTATGCAAGCAGACCTTCCAAACAGGAACGGCCGTTTGTACCCATTCGAAGTACTGAATAAAGAAGCACAGAGATACAACGAAGATTACGTACAAAAAGGTCGAGCTTTCGGAGAACTTGGTCATCCTGAAGGACCTACTATAAATTTAGAAAGAGTTAGCCATCTTATTAAAAATCTCCACGCCGAAGGCTCAAATTTTTACGGTAAGGCGAAATTACTAGATACTCCTTACGGAAATATTGTAAAGAATTTGATTGGAGAAGGTGCGCAGTTCGGTGTTTCTACCCGTGGCATGGGAACACTCGAAGACACAAAGGAAGGTTATAAAATTGTCAAAGATGATTTTCATCTAGCGACAGCCGCAGATATCGTAGCAGATCCTTCTGCTCCCGATGCTTTTGTTAGAGGCATTATGGAAAATAAGGAATGGGTTTGTATAGATGGTCATTGGATGGAAAAACAAATAGAAGAGTCAAAAACAATTATTAAGAAAGCATCCACAAAACAACTACAAGAAGCAAAGTTAAAAATCTTTGAAAACTTTCTTCGTAGACTTTAAATAAATTATAAATAACTTAATAATTGACTCAAAATTATAAGGAGAATCGTATGACAACAGAAATCCAAAATGAAGTAGAGGAAAACACTGTTGATGCTGCGGTAGAGGATGTTGTAGAAGCAACTGATGAAGTTGTTGAAGAGCAAATTTCTATCGATGTTGATTCATTGTTTTCTGGCGAAGATTTGTCAGAAGAATATAAATCAAAAGCCAGATCTATTTTCGAGGCCGTCGTAACTGAGCGGGTAAAGGAAGTAGAACAAGGTTTGCAGGAACAATTTGAAACTAAATTGGAAGAAGAAGTCGAATCTTTTTCTGAAGGTTTGGTATCTAAAGTCGATGAATACTTAGAGTATGTTGTTTCCGAATGGACGGAAGAGAACAAACTCGCGGTAGAGCGTGGTATTCGCGCTGAAATGGTAGAAGACTTCATGGTAGGTCTGAAGAACCTTTTCGTTGAACACTATGTAGAAATCCCCGAAGACAAAGTTGACGTAGTAGAAAACTTTGCAACTCAAGTTGAATCTCTGAAGGGTGAGCTTGACAAAGCTGTTAACGTTAACAACGAACTCTCCGAGCAGTTGAAATCGTTAAAGAAAGAAAAGGTGATTGAGCAAGTCTCCGAAGGTTTGACCGAAATGCAGGTTGAGAAATTCAAATCATTATCAGAAAATATCGAATTCGAATCCGATGAAGATTATTCAGATAAAATCGAAATGATCAAGCAAAAGTATTTTGACGAATCTAAAGAAACTTCCGCAGAAAAAGAAAGTTTGGTTGAAGACGCAACTGAAGAGTTAGTGCAAACAAACTTATCCGCTTCTATGGAAAAATATGTTCATAGTCTTTCGCGCATTGTTAAAAGTTAATTTTTTATAAATAATAACAGAGTTTAGAATTCACTCAAAGGAGATAACTATGTCAACTGATATTTTACAGAAAAAGTGGGCCCCCATTCTTGAGCATGCAGATTTGCCCAAGATTACGGACCATCACAAACGAGCTACTATCGCTCAAATGCTCGAAAACCAAGAGCAAGCCCTTCGCGAAAGCCAATCTGGTGGCTATAGCGAGCAAACTTCATTGCTGAATGAAGCACCAACTAACGCAATGGGCGCTTCTGCAGATAATGCAGGCGGTGATTCTGGTAACATCAACTTTGTTGATCCAGTGATGATTTCATTGATTCGTCGCGCTATGCCTAATTTGATTGCTTATGACATCGCTGGTGTTCAGCCTATGTCAGGTCCTACTGGTTTGATTTTCGCAATGAGCGCAAACTATACAAACCAAACTGGCGATGAAGCTTTTTATGACGAAGCTGATACAAACTTCTCTGGTCAGAACGCAGCTCAAGACGTGCCTGGCGGAGTTGTCGGAACAAGCACAGCGGCAGATCCATTTGCTGCTGGTGGTTACACTGCTGCTGGTGGTATGACTACAGCACAATCTGAAGGTTTAGGCGATGCCGCTGGCAATCAGTTTGCTGAAATGGCATTCTCTATCGAGAAAGTAAGTGTTGTTGCTAAGAGCCGCGCTCTTAAAGCAGAATACACGATGGAATTGGCACAAGACTTGAAGGCAGTTCATGGTTTGGACGCTGAACAAGAACTCGCTAACATTCTGTCTACAGAAATTCTTGCTGAAATCAACCGAGAAGTTGTTCGAACAGTCAACTTTGGCGCCAAGCTTGGTGCTGCTGATACTGCTACTGCTGGTACATTCGACCTTGACGTTGACGCTAATGGCCGTTGGTCAGTAGAGAAGTTCAAGGGTTTGATGTTCCAATTAGAGCGTGAAGCAAACCAAATCGCTAAAGATACTCGTCGTGGTAAAGGTAACATCCTCATCTGTTCTTCTGACGTTGCTTCTGCACTTCAGATGGCTGGTGTTCTGGACTATACTCCTGCGCTGTCTAACAGCTTGCAAGTAGACGATACTGGTAATACTTTTGCTGGTGTGTTAAATGGTCGCATAAAAGTTTACATCGACCCATACTTCCAAGGTACTTCTGGTAGTCATTATGCTACTATGGGATACAAAGGTTCTTCAGCATATGATTCTGGTGTATTCTACTGTCCTTACGTCCCTCTTCAGATGGTACGTGCGGTTGGTCAAGATAGCTTCCAACCAAAGATTGGATTTAAGACTCGCTACGGCATGGTCGCTAATCCTTTCGCACGATCTGTACAGGGTACTGCGGACGTATCTGATGGAACAATCACTTCCGGTACTAATGCTTACTACCGCAAGTTCAAGATTGTCAATCTTATGTAAGATTAAGTCATCATTAGAAATGACATTCAAGGGGGCTTCGGCCCCCTTTTTTTGTGTTATAAATACTACACAACACTAGAGATGAATTAAATGGCAACTCCTCCCAACACAAGTTTTCTTTCTAATAATAAGTATCAGTTCGTTATAGAAAGATTACCCAATTTCACTTTTTTTGTGCAAGGCATAAATATGCCATCTATTACTATGAGCCCGGTGCAACAGAACACACCTTACACCGCGATGTATCAACCTTCAAATCAATTGGTATATGAGCAACTTCAGGTTACATACGTCGTCGATGAAGATATGACATCTTGGTTTGAAATTTACAATTGGATGACAAATTTGGGAAATCCAGTATCGTTAGATAAATTGGGAACATTGACTACAGTAGCCGGCAAAGAAAATAGCGTAACATCTGATGCCAGTTTATTGATAAAAACCAACTCAAATAATGATAACATAGACGTAAAATTTTACGACATTTTTCCAATTGAATTAACAGGTTTCAGTTTGAGTTCTGCTGAAGGGCAAGACTTTCAGACAACAGTTGCAACTTTTGCTTACACATATCTTGAGGCAAATAAATTGACAAATCCTTGATACTATGTTATAATGATAATTTTGATTATACTATGGAGTATTCATGACTTTAGACCAAATTATTGAAGAATGGAAAAAAGATTGTCAGTTAGATTCTACGGCATTAGGCGCAGAATCTTTAAAAATTCCCGTTCTCCACAGCAAATATATGAAGATATACTATGAAGAAAGGCGCAGACTGAAATCAATAGAATTCCAAATAAAAGATTTACAACTAGCCAAGCACGAATATTATACAGGTAAAATGTCCGAAGAAGAATTGAGTGAACGAGGCTGGGAGCCTTTCGAAAAAATACTTCTCAAGTCTGAGGCAGACATGTATCTGCAATCAGACAAAGACATTATAGAAAGTAATATTAAAACTGTCAATCAAAAAGAGAAAATGTCTTTACTTGAAGAGATAATCAAAAACTT